CCTGCGATGGTGATACATAGTAAGCAGATGTACCACCCACGTCGAGCAGAATCAACTTACGATAAAGCAGCGGCATTCGAAGAGATGCGTATCTGTATGCAAGAAGCTTATCCAGCCTATTGTAAGAAGCACTTTGACATAGACCATGCTAGAGTACGCGATAATCAGCTCGAATACCAGGCTGTAAAAAGGATCGATTAATGGCAAATGTATTTTTAGACCTTGGTACGCATTTCGGCCAGGGTCTACAGCAGTTTATGCAACGCTTCAATATGGATGAGTCATGGACCATTCATACGTTTGAAGCTAATCCTACTACGCATAAGATCTTCTTGGAAGGCTTTCATAAGCAGGTACCATGGGTTAAGGCACATAACCTTGCTATCGCTGACTATAATGGTACGATTACTATCAACGTTGAGACGCCTCCAGGTGAAGGTGATACAGGTCAAGGTACTTCTATCATCGATCTAGAGCATTGGGCACCTTGGGATGGCACTCTTCGTGATAACTTTCAACGTCAAGTAGAGGTTCAATGCGTAGACTTTGGTCAGTTCATTCGCGATAATTTTACCCCGGAAGATAATATCATTGTAAAGATGGATATTGAAGGCGCAGAGTATCGTGTGCTGGATAAGATGATCGAAGATGGTACGCTTAAGAACTATATCGACTTTATTACGGTAGAATGGCATTCGCGCTTCTTTACCAATGCTGATGAGATGCGTATTCAGGAAAACAAGATCAAGTACTACGCTAACGTTAATAACATCGTTATGGAATCGTGGCAGTGAATTTTCCTAACTTTCCTTTCAACTGGCTTATGGTTCGTAAGCACAATGGTAAGATGGAGTTCGTCAGCGGACAGAACTTTGAAACACGCAACGAGTCAACTGCTAGGCTAATTGGCACTGCTGACTATCTCTATGGCTTTAAAGACTTTGACTGGGTATGTGTTAATACCTGGGATAAGGATATGTGGAGTGAATATGAAGGGTACAAAGTCCTCTCCTATTGCTACACTGGCGATGATTACTCTCGCTGTGTACCTGATTTTGTTTTTGACAATTGGTTGCAGACACATGTGGATGACTATAACCTAACTACACAGCGTATTGCAGCAGCTGGTAAGATTGCTCCTGAGACTGATCTACTTGGTTGGCGGGGCGCTATGTCGCATCCTAATCGCCGGAACCTTCTTAACTTCACTTCATTATTGACGTAGAAGGACAGGGGCTCTCAGGTAGAGTCAAGCTTCATCTCTTTGGTAAGCGTGTACTCTTTATGCAGGATAGACCGTATAAGGAATGGTGGCATAGAGATGATATCTTCTGGCCAATGGAACATTACGTTCCTATCGCTGCTGATCTATCGGACCTGGAAGAAAAGCTTGATTTAATTAAGAGTAGCCCTATATTAGAAAAGAGAATACAGGAAAACGCATATCGTTTTGCTCTAGATAACTGTATGCGTATGCATGCTTTGGAACGTTGGGGAGAAGTCCTAAGTGGATTATGATTATTTAATTGTTGGTTCGGGTCTATTCGGCTCAGTCTTTGCACGTCTGGCTACTGATGCAGGTAAGAAGTGTCTTATTATTGAGCAGCGTGATCATGTAGGTGGTAACGTTTATTCTGAAGACCAAGAAGGCATTCAGGTACATACTTACGGACCTCACGTCTTCCATTGTAATGATGAGAAGATCTGGCAATATGTTAATCGCTTCGCAGAGTTTAATAACTTCGTAGCGATGCCCAAGGCTCAGTATGAAGGTAAGCTCTATTCGCTGCCTTTCAATATGAATACGTTCTATGAGATGTGGGGCGTTACTACACCTGCTGAAGCTATGGAAAAGATCGAAAGCCAGAAGCCACGTATTAATCATGATCCAGAGAATCTAGAAGAGCAGGCTATTGCGCTTGTTGGTCCAGACATCTATGAGAAGCTGATTAAGCATTACACTAAGAAACAATGGCAACGTGATCCAAAGGATCTACCAGCTTTCATTATTAAGCGTCTTCCTGTTCGCTTTACCTACGATAATAACTACTTCAACGATCGCTATCAAGGCATTCCTATCGGAGGCTTTGGTAAGATGATGGAGAATATGATCGAGGGTATTGAAGTAAAGCTCAACACGGATTACTTTGCTGATAAGGAATATTGGGATTCGCAAGCCGAGAAGGTAATCTATACTGGTAAGATTGATGAGTATTTTGACTTCCAGTTTGGTGAGTTAGAATATCGTACCCTTCGTTTTGAGAATGAATGGCATGATACTGATAATTATCAGGGTATTGCTGTTATCAATGATACAGGACCTGATAACCCCTGGACGCGTACTATTGAACATAAGCACTTCGATCCTTCTCAGAAGACAGAACGTACATTAGTAACACGTGAGATCCCTGATACCTGGGATCGTACTAAGATACCCTACTACCCGATTAATGACGAAAAGAATCAGGGTATCTTTAATCAATATCGTGAACTGGCCAAGCAAGAAGAGAATGTACTTTTCGGTGGCCGTTTATCCGAATATCGTTATTATGATATGCATCAGGTCATTGGTAGTGCAATGGCTGCATGGCGAAAGGAAAATGAAAATGACTAAGTTTGCAGAGTTTATCTTAACAACCTTTACAGGTCGGCT